GTCTTCGAGCATGGCGCGGATTTCTTTGAGCATGCCGCACCCCCAACCAAATTTCGCGTCGGCCGCTTGGTTGCATAATATTTTGTTACACGCCCAATCGCTAAGTTGACATTGATATACTTTAGAGAAGGTATTTTCAAAGTCCAAGTTGGCCACGGCAATCACGAACCTGGGTCGACCGCCGCGTATCAAAACATATATCCCCTGTCGCACGTCGTGGAGAACAAATCTTAGACTTTCAGCTACTTTATTTTCTTGAAAAAGCGCGTTATCGTTTTTTACTCCGTAAAATGATTTTAAAATGGCTTTACGTTCTTTGATGACGTGATTGACTATCGCATTTGCGCTTCCACCAGCGCGCCAGACACCGCGGTAATTTTCTAAATTCATAATTTAAATTGTTAGATAACAATTTTATCCAATAATTGAAAGTTTGTATTTTTAGGGGGATTTCGACAAATCGGACATTCTTTCTTCATGCTTTCTGAAATCTTTTTGCAGCAATCGAGACAGAACCAGTGACCGTTGTCGCAGTACACGCGCGGGTCTACCGGCACGTTCGTGTAGCAGACGTTGCACTGAGAATGGACAGCATTCGTATCCTTATAAAATACGAAATAATTCTTTTTTAAATTTTGTATCTTCGTATAATTTATGTACACCGGCACTTCCCCGTCGTCGGTACTACTTTCATCGCCTACGACTGTCGTGGGTATCAGTCGCGAATTCATGCGAACCGGCTGAAACATAGAGTTTGTGGCTGTGCGGTCCGTGTGGTTGTGATAAAAGTTGTTTTTTAAATAATAACTATATCCCCTATCTTGAACATCTATAAGTATTTTGGAAAAATGAGTTGTCCACATGTTATAAAGCATGGACGCTGGGTAAGGAAAACTCGAGGTGCCGCTGGGCGGTCTCGGCACGAGCCAAAACTTGTATGGTGTTTTGGAATAACCAAAGACGAGCGTTTCGTTCGTGGTATTTGCAAAATCCACCGACAAGTCTCTAAGAAAAATAGCTGTGTAAGAAGGCAAAAAGTTGTTGATCCAAGTTTCCTGCAGCGAGGCATCGGACGGATATCCGGGAAGCATAATTTTTTGATTATTTTCCATGTTTGAAAATAAAACAAAAAAAAAAAGATGTACTTTAAACACAAGTGTGTGTATGTACAAAAAATTACCAAAAGATTTGCTAGACGACATAAGATGGAAATATCCTAAACCATTTTCAGCAATATACACATATCCAGAGGAAGAAAATTCGCCAGCTCTTCCTTACTGCACTTTCCAAGTAAAAAATTGCACGCCTCGCAAAATCGACGTAGAAGTCATGATTGATGGATATAATTTGAACGGGGTTCCAGTTTTTGATCATCGATGGACTCTCCAATCTAGAAAACTAAATGAAGTAATAAAAATGAAAAATACCGCAAGAAATAGAATGCGACTCAAGAAGAGAATTACAAAATTAAAAGATTCTTTGAACTTGACTATTGAAATCAATCAACGATGTAGCATGAAGACTCTAAAAAGCATGTATTCCCAGTGTCTGATTGCCCTAGGCACCGAGCAAGCCGAATTGTTGAGCCAGCTGTTGCCTAATTACGACGTCGTCTGTTTGTTCATATTGATGCAGGGGTACCCCCTCTTAAATATTTCGGTTGTACCATACGAAAATCCGATTGAACTGATATCAACGGAAAATACGATTGAATTGAAGCATAATGTGCGGCGCGGTTATATTAGCGAAACTTTGAAAAATGGTTTTTTATCTTTTAAAGATATTGATCGACCTTCGCATTCCATTCGCGTCCATAAGATGCAACTCCAACCGGGAAAAAGCGGGGACTGTTTTTTGGTGAGAAACCCGACACAAGCGTTCGACCATCATCTGCGAATTCAAAGTAATTGCATCGCAAGTCATTGCATAAATCCCAGCGACGACAACTACAGAACCCCAAGCATAAATGTAATGGAAGTATCCTCTTTTTCTGGAGAATCATACAATTTAGGTCCGTCTCAAAACGAAAATGTTAACATTCAAAGGCGATTCATAAATTGGAATTTTGTTTAATAATAATAATAGAAGTGAACAATGGTTGTTGAAAACTCAATAATAAAGATTCCCAAAAACTTTTTACAAAATTTTGCTCAGTTAGATAACGGCGCTGAATGGGTCAAGTATTCCGTGTCCGGAAACGGGTCTTGTTTTTACAACTCGGCTGCTGCTGCTTTAAATTATAATAATTACATTAAACATTCTGTGAAATCGCAGGAAGCGATAGGAAGAAATTTGCGGCGTCAATTTCAAAGAGAAATAAACGAGAATTCGTGGAGTGAATTTTGGAAGCATCATAATTTACAACACGTGGCCCCAAATTATTTGAAAGCGCGTCAAGAAGTAGCAGACCCCAAAACATGGGCAAATTTGTGGACAATATATGTCTTTTCGTGTTGGACACGAACAAATTTTATATTTTATGATATGGATAACGAATGTTTACCGTATTGCGGCATAACAACGGTAGACCCAGAAAAATGTCCACAGCGTCCTAAAAACTGCATGTTACCAGATTCTAAGTGGAATCTTGTGACGATAGCGTGGGTGAATAAATCTCATTTTGATCCGATTATGGTTTTTAAAAACTATTGCAAATCGTGTCAAATGCCAACTCATCGAAGTCAACTTGTCCGTAAGAATCACAACCTTGTATTAAATTTTAAAAAGAATGAAAAGTTGTATAAAGACATTTTAAAGAAATACAACCAAGGAAAATGTTCTGGGAAAACTATACAACATGCAGCACTAAAAAATTAATATTGTCTCAAGTAAAGAAGACGTAATAATGGGGAAGAAAATTTTTGAAGTCATGTCTTATAAAGAATTACGTCCTCGTCAAGTTTTTGAAAATACACGCATCTTAGACAAGTACGATGGGTGGTACGTTTCAATCAAATATGATGGTTGGCAGGCAATTTGGACTGGTAAAAATTTAGTTTCTAAAACTGGAAAGCGGACTTTTGCGATGCCAGAGTGGTGGAAAAGATATTTGCCGCGGCACCCAGTGGTTGGAGAATTAATGATTAAAATGGGAAATTCTTTTATGCCTGCAACAAATATAGCCAGTTTATTGAGAAAAGATTCAGATTGGTCCAACGTGATTTTTATGACATTCGATTTACCTAAAAAAAAAATTCCTTTTGAAAACAGAACTGCGGCTTTAGAAAAAATGGTCACGCATTACAGGCGAAAAGCGACTTATATTCCTAACGAGAGGAGTCCCGTAACATACATTCCTCAGAAAAAAATTGCCAGCAATAAAATATTAGAATTTTATAAAAAAGCAATCAATAGAGGAGAAGAAGGAATAGTCTTAACAAACCCTAAATCTTTTTATCAAACAAAAAAATCACCCGATCGCGTTAAACTGAAGGGGCGCGCCGATTTAGAGGGTGTTCTTATCGGATTCAATGTGAACGAGAAGGGTTTGATGAAAAGTATGATCATTCGATTCAAAAATATTAAATTTAGTCTTGGAATCGGGTTCAAGGCAGCAGAGAGAAAAAATTATAAGAAGTTGTTCAAAATAGGGAATTTGATAAAGTTCTCGTATCGCTCATTTGGCTCAAACGGACGACCAAAAGAAGCGCGATTCTTGTCAGTAAGGCACGACGCAGATTACGTCGACTCTGATGTAGAATAGTAGATTCTTGTTACAAAGTTTTGAGTTCCTGAACTATAGAAAGATTTTTTATTTTATTTACAAAACTTTCACAGGAAACGGTCGTAAACGCCAGCCAATATCCGACCAAAGCACCAATTATGGAGCAGATAGAAACCGTAGTCAAGGTTGCCTTTTGAAAAAACGTGTTTACAAAGTAATTTTTTTTGATGTTTAATTTGCATTTGTAATTTTCGTCGTCGCATTTAATATTGGCGCTGGCCCGCGCCTCAGAATAATATTTACATAATAGACTTAAGACACATATTGCTGCTGATAAGTAGGCAACGGTAGCACTCAGTTTCAATCTAGATTTTATAAAAAGATCGTACACATTTCCGTTTTTTTTAATGCACGACGCGGACATTTTATTTAGCAAATTATTTTTTTGGTTTTTAAAAAAATATACCACATTATTAAATAATGAGCGCTTCAAAAAGCTTGTCGCCTAGTTCGTTGATCATGCAGATGAATTCAGCATTTCCAAAAGATGAGAAAAATTCATTGAACAATAACTTTCAAAAACAGAGCGGTGTAATGCTGCTACTCGTGCTAGCGTTTTTGATATTTGCGATTTGCAACTCAAACAAAGCAACAATCTTTCTAATTTGTTCTTTATGTTTAGTAGTTGGTTATTATTACTATACGAATAATTTGTCCACCGCAGTTGATAAGTTTTTGGAACTGCTAGGAATGTCTAAGAAAACGAGTTCCCCGCCAAACGAGATTGGAGAACCAAAAAACCCCGAAAATGAAGCGAAACCAGTCATTGAGCCCGTCAAAAATTCCCCTCCGCAAGTTCTTCCGCCAAAAATAGAATCCGGCGAAGCTATGTACAAATCTGAAACGCCAGTAGATTCGCGAGAACGATTAGAAAAACAATCACAAGTCAGCATGTATAGAGATTTCAACGTGATTCACCCACCGGTAGCGGCTCTCAACGCATTTAGAAAGAGCTCGTATTTCCCAAGTAGTAAACGAAGCGTGCACGAAGTCCCCACGTCGCGGCCGAATCGAACTGACCACTGGAATAAAAATGGAGGAATGAAAGCAATTCGCGACCACATGAAGCAATCGAAGCAAGCTTTCCAAAAAAATTAACAAGGCTTTTATTTTTTTATTTATACTATTAAAATGGAATTATCGCTGTCAATTGCAGGTCTATTTATCATATTAGCAATGTCTCTTTCTGGAATCTCTTTCTGGAACATTGAAACAAAAAAAGACATCCCACGGCTTAACAAACAATTTCAAAGTCTCGAAAATGATGCACAATGCAAAGGTTATTTAAAAAAAATCTCTTTGCTTCCATCTTGGCGTAGAAACCTTTTGGCTGCGACTTTGATTTCTGTATTAGTCGCATTTTTTGTGAGCGCGAGTTTTCCGACGTGTGTAGCCGGGGGGGTCACATCTAAAGATCAAGTCGTTGCAACGACTCTTGTTTCTAGCCTTATCTGCACGTTCATGGTTACGCAGGCAAAATCAGGATACGAAAGTTGGCATATATTATGCGACGGGGAATGTTAAGATAATATTCCGATTTTTAAGTTTCGAGTCTTCATGTCGAATTCTATTGCCGTATTCGTCAGTAGCAAAGAACCCAAGATGATCGAATCTTCTGTAGTTTCGTAGTTGTGAATGAGCGGCACGCCGTCTTGTACGTACGAAGAGGGTGGAATATTTAACGTGAAATTTTCAAACTGTAAGTTGATGGTATCTTTCCCAAGTGTTTTATGATTTTTCATTTCCGACAACATTAGCGACGGAACAAACATGAAATTTGATCCGGAATCTATAATTATTTTTTTTGGAGCTAATTTTAAAGATTTTTTCCCCAACTGTATTGCGGGGCACTTGACCATGTAAAATTCTGGGTGGTACACTGATTCAAGCGGATACATGATCGTGCACATTTTTGGGATGCGACCTAAGACAAACCATTTTTGACGTATACCAATTATAAGCGTGAATTTCAGGTCCATTTTTGCCAAGACCTGTCTCATGACAGGAATTGGTATTTCAGAACTGTGGCACAGCCCAAAGACAGAATAATCAGATTTAGGCAAACCCTCGGCGAACGGGGACTCGTTTCTTTGCTTGCTGACTAAAAATTGCACATTTGGAAATCTTACCAAGTCAAGATCTTCAGTTTTCAGGACATCTGCGCAAGATTCTATGCATTTCCCCACGACGCTCACCGTGTCCTCAACCCAGCAGCCGCCGTCCGATTGCGTACCGTAGGTCACCGTGGTACACTTGTCTAGGACTTTGTTGCTGATGCTCATTTCGGAATTATATTTGCCGAGCTTGTTGCCACAGGTTTCGCAATCAGATCCAGAAACTACAAGGTCGCAGCTGGCGGTATCGAGGGCCACCGATATAACTTGCGCCGGCTCCCCTAAATGAATATCAATCATCGGGATGCCATTATCGTCTATTTTGATTGGCACGGCCATGACTTTTCCCAGATCACAATACCGATCAACATTCAAATTAACCGCTATAGATTCTCCTTGTCTGTTTTGCAATTTTAACATTTTTGCCTGCGAAACACTGTTCGGTCCTTGTTTCATGGTGTGCGAATTCATCAAAACGATATATACAATTAACACAAAAAATGAGGAAATTATAGAAATTATAGCATGACTGAGCATTCTTTATTTGTCTTTATATTTTTTGCCGCTATTTTTTTTCACAACATATATTAAGAACGTGGCCATGCCGGGAAGAGGTCCAGACCCAAACAAAAGTTTTGCGTTGGTCGCGACTTACGCGCATCCAAACAGGCAGGAAATACGCGTATACATCGGAAACATGCACGCCTACCAAAACTTGCAGAAAATACATAGCAGACTCGATTCTATCTGCTGCTACGGCTGTGATTCGTCGGATGATAATGTGAAGGCGGTGCCAAAATTTTTAGACACAGAAAACACACATCACCAGCCCAAAGAAAAAGCCGTGCAAAAAATATTAGACGGTGCAAAGTTAGTCCAAAAATCGTTTGAAAATGGCAGAGATATTTTAGTGCACTGCCACATGGGCATCAATCGATCTGCAGCTATCATAGCTGCTTGGGCCATGATTTATAAACACGAATCTTTCAATCTAATCCACAAAAAATTGAAAATAGCAAACGCCACAAGAAATCTTGCCGTTTTAACAAATAAAATATTTCGCGATGCGCTCAAAAATAACTCCTGGTTCCACGCTATCAACTTGCAAATACAAGAAAAAAATACTTTTTCAGAAAATCAAGAAATAAAACTACAAGATTCTCAATTTCCAGTTGTCATCAGATTACGGCCCGAGATATGGACTAATTTACCCCATGCCGCGCATCTGCACAAGGGCACCAAATTTTATTAGGTTAAATTCTGCTGGCAAAGAACGTTGCCCCAGCCATGAACCAAAAAGTTATCGTGATAATATTGTAGAGATGAATTGTGCATTGCAAAGATTTTAGTTGATTCAATATATTTTTTTCGTAATAATTAGGATCTTCGGGATCTACGTCGGGCAAATTCAGAGGCATTGCGGACAAAACGGTAATGAGTTCCGGAGTCAAAACTTCATCACGATCTGGTTTGACTTCCACGATTTCGTCTTCCTGCAATATGCTAGCGGATTTGTCATAATCAGTTTTTCTGCTTTTGTTTCGAAAGAAAACCGACATTTTATTTTTTGAGAAAAAAAAAATATCTATATACTAACGCAAGCGATGAGCATACTTGTTACGGGGGGATGTGGGTTTATAGGTTCAAATTTTATCAATAGAATTTATATTGATTACCCAAATCTTGCAATAGTAAACGTCGACAAAATTTCATATTGCTCAAACAAAAAAAGAATAGACGCAGAAATACGACAAGATGCCAAGAGATATGCGCTGTACGAAGAAAACATAAACAATTACGAAAAAATATTTGAAATATTAAATACTCATGAAGTCGCATTCGTGGTGCATTTCGCTGCCCAAAGCCACGTGCAAAATAGTTTCGCAGATTCTCTGCATTTTACGGAAGATAACGTCAAAGGAACTCACACTTTGCTTGAAGCGTGTCGCCTCTACGGAAAAATTAAGAAATTTATCCATTGCTCTACCGATGAAGTTTACGGAGAAACTCCCCTTGGAAACAATCAGCAAAAATTAGAGACTTCTATGATGTGTCCAACAAATCCGTACGCAGCAACAAAGGCCGGGGCAGAATTAATTGCCACCTCATACTTTTACTCCTACAAAATGCCGATTTGTATTACTCGTGGCAATAACGTGTACGGGCCACACCAATTCCCAGAAAAAGTTATTCCGCTTTTTGTGACTCGTCTACTCAATGGAACTAATGTCAACATACAGGGCTCGGGGTCGGCTACCCGAGGATTTCTGTACATCGACGACGTCGTGAATGCTTTCATCACAATTTTTGACAAAGGAGAACCTGGACAAGTGTACAACATAGGATGCGAGGAAGGAAACGAAATAACTATCAAAGACTTGGCTTTGACTCTTGGAAAGCTTATTTTCCCGGCATCCGACGAACAATTCTTAGATAAGAAAATTCATTTCATAGAAGACAGGCCATTCAATGACCACAGATATTACATCAGCTCGGATAAGTTGAAGAATCTCGGTTGGAATAGCGCGACTCCGCTGTCAGAAGGTTTGAAGAAAACCATAGATTTCTACAAAAATATTATAGACTCTGGAAATATTCCGTAGGTATAACGATGGTTTCAAAAATAAAAATTAAGCACATCTTGACATATCTTATTTTGTGCTATGCGCCTGTTTTTTTGTTCATACTAGCCGTCGTTTAGCTAAAAAAAAAAAAATTATTTTTTATCT